GATGATAGAGAAGATACTATTGAACGGTGGAGAAGTGCCGGAGGTATCGGAATCCATCACCCCGAAAATACAACAAATCTAGAACCAATATTTGAGCAGTTACGAGATTTAGGTTATGAGTGATAACTTACTAAAAAAAGAATTCAAAAAATCAGATGTAGAACGTATTCGTAATCTGGTTAAAAAGGATTTTAAGGCTAAGACTAAAGTTGGATCCGGTTATAAAAAAGCATATGTTGCTCGTAAAGAAGGTGACGTATGGGAGGAAGACGGACGTACCTGGACTATACAGAATGGACTTAAACAGAACATTACCAGACTAGACTCAGCTAAAGAAGCATATAAAATACCTCTAACTTGTCCTAAATGTAAAACATCTATGAATTATCATCTACATAAAAAGATGTATCGTATTCATGGATTCTGCTTTGACTGTACTATTGACTATGAGGCTAATTTAAGAAAAATAGGCAGATATAAAGAGTACGAAGAGGCTATGATTAAAGGTAATATGAGGTCTTTTGCCAAAGATTTAGAAGAATACATATTAGATAAAGTAGACGAAAGTCAAACTTTTGTTACCGAACAAGGAGATGTTGAAGACTGGAAAGGTAATGATTCTGCCGTCAAAGATAAAGTTTTAGAAGAACTTAGTAAGTTTACAAAACATATTGAAGAATCCCTCGGGAAGTAGTCTATTTATAACTATATATACAAATTATATAATATAAATGACACAAAAAGAACTACTCGAAGCACTACACTCTGAAGTAATATCTATGAAAGGCAAACTCCCTAACGGTGAGTTAGTAGCGATGGCAAAAGATATGAAGGAGATGAAAGAAGACATCTCTGATTTAAAATATACCTTACTTAACCCGGAAGACGGGGTTATAGTAAAAACAAATCAGAACACATACTTCAGAAAAGCTAATAAAGAAAATATTGAAAAGATAGACGAGCTTTTAGGTTGGAAAGACACAGTTACAAAAGTACTCTGGATTCTTTTTACGGCCATAGTTGGAGTTGTAGTTAAATTAGTGGCAATGACTTAATGCCTTCCAAGAAAAAAATATCACCGGATATGCAGGCTTTTATGAGAGAGCTTATCAAAGAGTCGTTACGTGATTGGTTTAAAAAAGAAAAATGGGTTCGTATTTCTACAGCCGGTAACATAGCCGGACCTTGCGGTACATCTAAAAATAAAAAGAACCCAGACAGATGTCTACCTAAAGCAAAAGCACAATCATTAACTAAAGCCCAAAGAGCGGCAACTGCACAGAAGAAAAAGAAAGCAGGAGCAACAGGAAAACAAGTTGTGAAAAATACAGAGAAAGCAAAAGTAACCCGAGAAGATATTACAAATTTAGTTGTCGGAATGATATATGAAATGTCCGGTAAAGAGATACTTACCGAAAAAGACGACAGATGTACTAGAATAGCTAAACGTAAGTACGATACCTGGCCTTCTGCATATGCCTCCGGGGCTGTAGTAAGATGTAGAAGAGGAGAAATCTGGAAAAAAGAAAAATGAAAAAATCTGAACTACGTGAAATAGTAAGAGAAGTTATCCGTAAAGTAGGAGACGAATACGCTGTATACCCTAAAAAAGGTGGAAAGAGATTAGGTACTCATAGTACAAGAGCGGCTGCCGAAAAACAACTTGCAGCCATTCATATTAATAAAGAGGACGTTCATAAACCTATGAATCCGGGTATACTAAAAAAGAGATTAGGTAAACTATCCTGCACCAAAGTAAGAAAAGAAAGAGCCAAGCTAAAAGATAAAGGAACAACTTACGCTAAAGCTTTACAACGTTATTTAAACTACCACTGCCAATAAATGCCTTATTTAAATCACAACCTACCAACAGTTCGTTGTTTTATAAGAAACGAGTATTTGTTTAATCATACAAAAGGTCATGGTGAATATACTCCTTGCGACGTCCACACAGTTACTTCCATGCAAGGTATTACTCCTTTATTTGAAGCATTTCTAGAAAACGGAGTAAATTGGACAAGAAGACCTATAAATGCATTTTGCTGGAAAGAAAATGCTCCCGTACACCCTCTCTCCGATCATATATATTGGGATTGTTTTTCAAGCTATGTAAATGTAAGTATCCGGCAGAGATTACATGGATTAAGGGCAGACCTAATTACCCCTAGTAAAAAAAAGCTTTCCGGTACCTATATGTTTACCATAGATTGGGGTTTCGAAAATATAGGGGAAATGTTAGATGTCTCTTTTGCTCAAACATCTGAGCACAAATGCGGGCACTTCTTTAAGATGGACGATGGAAACTTTTTCGCCTACCCTAACAACAGAATAGTATGGAGAGATAAAGCCTGGACCTTTGAAAGAATTTCAAAAAACCCTGGCTATATTATAGATGAAAACGTATATTCCGTAGAAGGTCAAGGAGATTACGAAACAGATAATTCTTTCATCACTGAGTTTAATCCTATAAAAGACAATAACGGTAAGGATTAACTATTTATATATACTACATCACATAATACCATCAAACCTTTTTAGAATGGCTAAAAAAGATATTAAAGAAATTGAAGACGGTTCAGTAACTACTACCGATCCCGGTGAAGCTGAAAAACTTGCAAAGAAAGGTCTTAACGTTAAGTTGACCGACAAAATGGACGAGCAAGAAAACATCGAATACTCCCAGGTTGAGATTAAAAAGATAGCCGGTGAAGTTGGTAAAGCTCTCAATTTAGCTCTTGAAGAAATTGGAGAAGAAGTAACTTCAATGAGAGTTAAAAATATTGAAGGTGATCCTAAAGGCGGTAGCTTTGAACTTCTTACAGACTATAAAAATAACCCAGACGGAGATCAATTCTCTTTTTATGTTTCCGGTAAAGAACTTCATTTAACAGATTTTACTTTTGATAAAGTTATTGGAGAAGTAGGAGTACTACCCTCCGGTAAGCCTGTAGTGAATAAAGATATTATCAAAAACAACCTCGTCAAGCATTTTAGATCTCAATACCTAGAAGAAAAGAAAGGTAAAGATACGGATGGTGATGGAGATGTAGATTCCGACGATTATTTAGCAGCAAGAGATCAAGCCATAAAGAAAAGTATGAATGAAGAAGAAGCCGGTCCTGCTACTGATATTGAAGGTAACCAACTTCTAATTGGAGACATCATTCAACTAGACGGTACCGAAAAGATGTTTAGAATTGGAATTGGACCTAACGGTACTGTTGTCTTTAATGAAGTTGAAGTAGTAGACGGAAACTACAAAGTAAAAGATGGTGGTGCCGAAGTAACAGGCGGTACTCCTTTGTTTACTAAAGTAGTTAAAAAGTCTAGAAAAGTAGCTTCATATGCCGACGTTAATTTCTTAGAAGAAGATCTAGACGTAGGACACCAAGACGACGAACCTGACATGTTAAAACAGTATGCTTACGATATAGCTGTTTACGCTGCCAAACTTTACAAGCAGTTAAACAAATACGACCAAATGGAAGGTGAAGTAGACTTTCCTAATTGGTGGCAGGCTAAAGTAATTAAAGCTAAAGATTACATTTCTGCAGCCCAGCATTACTTAGAGTTTGAAGAAAAACAGCCGGCCTTAGATGCAATGGCATTACAAGAAAGGGTGACTCCTGAATACGAGGAAACTCTTAAATGGGCCGTCGATACCTCTCACGGCGGTGACCCAGAGGTACTTAAAGCTGCTATTGAATATGCTGGTTTACAAGCTGCAAAAGCTATGGGTGGTACAAGTGCTACCGCCAAATATTTTAGACAATTCCATAACAAATACGACCAAGACGTAATAATGCGTGCATACGACGCTCTTATGTATGCAGACGAATCGGATATGGATGAATCAAAACAAATTAACGAACGTGGTGGAGATTTAGAGGATATCATTCATGATATTAGAGTACATGGTGAAGAATCAGGAGACGTACAGGGTACTGCAGCCGAGTATATTTTTTACATAGCTAATGCTTTTGATATTAACCTTAATGATATTAAAGATTACCTATTTGAAGAACAAAAGTCTTACGATGATATAGCTAAAGAAATTTTTGGTTTAGAATACGATCAATTAGACGATTCTCAAAAAGAAGAAGTTAAACAAGTAGCTCAAGAAGAAGAAGACGATCCACATCCGTATAACGACATGGAAGAAGCTACTCTTTCTCATGGTACCGACTACGACGATCCTCACGATGACTATTATTCAGAAAAAGCTGCATATTCTGAGGCAGAACGTCTCTATGATGCAGGATATGAATTATATAAAGACGGAATAAAAGCAAACGACCAGGACATGATTGATGATGCCGAAGAAATGAGATTACAGGCTTTGCATCTGGCACCTGATTGGGATGATACTGAGCTTCCTCCTTACAATTCACTCGGCAGACAAGGTCCTGGAGAACTTGATAAGGTCTACGACGTAATTTCAAAGTACGTTAAAGACCCAGATGAAGCTATGGAAGAGCTTGATAACTTTATTAGTCAAGGTAAGGATGGCCTTTCTGATGAACTTTACGCAAATTTAAGTAGAGATCCTGAATTTAAACTAGCTCTCATGGGCTACCTAAAAGAAGCTAAAGAAGCCACTTGCTGCCATAGATGCGGTAGAAAGCACGTCAAAGGTACTGCCTGTAAAAAACCATACTTAAAAAAATCCGACCCACGTCACTGCGCTAATAAATAATTTTATGAATAGAACAGAACTTAGAGCATTATTAGAAGAAGCTTTTTACGAAGTATTATCTGAACAAGAACTAAAAACTTCCTCTCAAGAAATACTAGGTAAGTTTCCTACACTAAAACGTCAACTGGTAGCATTGTTTACAAAAGAGTACGAAGAATTTGTTGATGAAGTTAAATGGATTGCTCCTAAACCTTCTACATTTCAGGTAGTATTACAGAACGGTGAAAAGTTCTTTCTAAAGTGGAATGGTGCCGGCTTTGAAGCTCAAATAGCTGGAAAAAGATACGCTCTTAATTACGTTTCTGAATTCCAACAAGCACTAGATAAATTAAATGAAATACTTAAATCCGGACCTATGAAGAGTCTGGCCGATATGGATGCTGAAGCTGCTGCTGAAGCCGGTGAAGATGAATTTGGTGGCAGTGGAGACGAATTCGGCGGTGGAGGCGACTTTGAAGAACCTGCCGGAGGAGAAGACTTTGAAGCCGAAGAAGAAGGTGGAGAAGAAATAGAATTTGAAGAGCCAGGTGAAGAACCGGAGGCATAATGAACCTCTTAGATAAAGTTTTATTAGAATGGTCGGTTAGATGTGAGAAAGGATATCCTGACTTGAATAATGAGCAGGATTTAGCTATATTTGAGTCTATGTTTGGTTTTAGTTTGAAAGAAGAAGTAAGAAATTTAACACCTACTAAAAAAGCTGTAAAGTATATTGTAGATAAAGTAGGAACTACATACGATATAAAACCCCTTCCCTCAAAACCTAACAGACTTTCAGCACCAGGTGTTAAAGATTCGGGTATTTTTATCGAAATTATTAAATCTGTTTTTGGACAAGATACAGATATAGAGGTTTCTGGGCCGAGAGAAAAAGGCAACCCAAGCGGTAAATTTAACATGTATACTTTCGAAGCTAAAAACGATGAAGTAGATTTTGGAGAAGTAAACATTATAGGTAGTTATAGTGCTCCCGGTGGAGCAGGAATAAAAAATGAAGATGTTTTTGTTAAAACATTAAATAATTTAATTCAAGAAGCAGGAGAAAAAGTAGACATTTCCATCAAAGGTCCTCAGAACTCCGTAAAATTTTCCAATGTAACGTCTGCAGTACCTGTCGGAAGACAGACCAAAGGCAATAGTAAATCTGACGTTCAATTACTTTCTAATGACAAAGTAGTAGGTAATGTATCATTAAAAAAAGACAATGGATTTCGATGGGCTTCTGTGTTTACTTACGAGAAAGCTAAACCATTAATCTCTCGTTTTGAAGAAAAAGCTTTAGACCCCAACATCAACTTTCCTGTAATACTTAAAGAAAATCCTAAAGTTCCTGGTAAGTACCTAATGTATAGTAGAGAAACAGGAGTTAGAATAACTAAAGTAGTTGTACCTGATTTTATAGAAAACGACAACGAAATAAATGATTTTGTTTTCGGTTCAGACGATCCTAGGACCGTAGTAGTAGGAAGAACTTGGACAACAGATGATTTTAAATTAATTGGCAGTAATATACAGGTAGAAGCTAGTGACATTTACCTAACTGTAGAAGACGTGAAGAAAGATGGGGTTAAGCCTGTGTTTATAATAGCACAGCATCAAAATAAACCTGTAGGACTTGACTATAGAATCTTTCCAGAGAAATACGGTCTTTACGGTGATCGAGCAAAAGGCCTAACTATTTCAGTAAATGATATTCTGGAGTAATGAAAACAAAAGAACGTTCTGTATATTTACTTATTATTATAGCCCTTCTTAGCGGGTTCTACTACTTTACCTTCTACAAGGACCTAGAGTACATCGATATTTATAGACAAGAGATTGCAGCCTTAGATGCTAAGATTGACTCTCTACATTCTGAAAACGAACATTTAACTACAACCATAGACTCTCTCAATACCGAAATCACGGCTCTAGATGAAGAAATAGATGCCCAAGATGACGAAATAGAGAAAATAAGAGAAGAAGCAGATGAAGAAGTTGCTGCTGTTGATACCTTTACTCCTAGCCAGCTCACCGATTTTTTCACAGACCGCTACGGATTCCTCTTTAGTAATCCTGCCGGAGCCGATAGCACGGGCGGTAATTAAAGACCTCCTTCTAGGTGACGCTAATAAAAAGGAACTTGATGCTACAATCATCAAGCTTTCTCTGGTTGAGAAAAAGGTTGCTCTTAAAGACAGTGTAATTAGTTCTTTAGAACTTCAACTGGCAAACCTTAAAGCAGCCGACGTAGAAAGAAAACAGCAGCTTAATAAGTATGATCAAATGACCAATCAATTAGAATCAGACTTAAAGAAAGAAACAGCTGTTAAACGTTTATATCAAGCATCCTCCGGTCTTTTAATGGCCGCAGCACTAGTATTAGGACTGCTATGATAGCTGAGAATATATATGATATTCAACACGTAAGTACGTGGGATGATATTAAAAAGCTAATTAGAGATAATAAAAAGCAGTTAGAATATTTAGATCAATATGAAGGATTAGACCACTTCCTAGGGTCAGGACAGTACGGCAAAGTATTTAAGATAAAAGGAAAAGACCTAACCATTAAAGTCACCACCGACTCAGATGAGATAATAGAATCTAGACTTATAATGAAGGCTGGTAAGACTAATCGGTTTATTAATATATACGAAATACAAGTTATTAATCCAAGACTTGCTATAAAGATTCAAGATTTACTTTATCCTCTTTCCGGTAAAAACATAGAGTACGCTAAAGAGATTCACGATATACAAAAAAATTTAAACGGTATACCGAATTTAAATGATATACCTAATCACTTAAGAGCTTTTTATAAAGACATTATAGCTGATTACAATAAAGTAGGTTTTAGAGGATTAGAATTCTATGAACTAGATCTACACGAAGGCAACTTACTACAAGACAAAGCAGGAAACTTAAAAATAGTAGATTTCTAAAGATTTCATATTTATATATATGAATCAACAAGATCAAATAAAGAAGGTTATAACACAAGAATATGTAAAGTGCGCCAAAGATCCGGTCTACTTTATGAAAAAATATTGTTATATACAGCACCCAACACGTGGTCGTATTCTCTTTTCGTTATATCCTTTTCAAGAAAAAGTACTTCAACTTTATAAAGACAATCAATATGCTATAACATTAAAGTCTAGACAGCTGGGTATATCTACCCTGGTTGCCGGATACTCGTTATGGCTGATGACCTTTCATAAAGATAAGAACATACTTACTCTTGCCACCACTCAGGCTACAGCTCGTAACCTTGTAACCAAAGTACAGTTTATGTACGATCAGCTGCCTAAATGGTTAAAGATGAAGTCTGTAGAAAAGAACAAACTTAGCCTTAGACTTAAAAACGGTTCAAGGATTAAAGCAGCTTCCTCTAACTCTGATGCAGCCCGTTCTGAAGCAGTATCGTTACTGGTACTGGATGAAGCCGCATTTATTGATAATATCGACGAGACATTTACCTCAGCCCAACAAACACTCGCAACTGGTGGCCAATGTATAGCTTTATCAACACCTAACGGGGTAGGTAACTGGTTCCATCAAACTTGGGCAAGAGCTCAAACAAAAGAAAATAGCTTTCTTCCTATTAAACTTCCATGGACCGTTCATCCGGAAAGAAACCAGGCCTGGAGAGATCAACAGGATGGTGACTTAGGTCCAAGAATGGCAGCACAGGAATGTGATTGCGACTTTCTATCTTCCGGTGATACTGTTTTTGAACCTGAAGACATGACTTTCTACGAAGAAACTCAAATGCAGGACCCTGTAGAAAGAAGAGGTATAGACGGTAATATGTGGATTTGGGAAACACCTAATTACTCAAAAGACTATATGGTAGTTGCCGACGTTGCAAGAGGCGACAGTCAAGATTACTCAGCATTTCATATCTTTGATATTGAAAGTGCCTCTCAAGTAGCAGAATATAAAGGTAAGCTTTCTCCAAAAGACTTTGGTAACGTATTGGTGGGAGCTGCTTCAGAATACAACGATGCCCTACTCGTAGTAGAAAATGCTAATATTGGATGGTCTACTATTGAACAGATTATTGAAAGAGAATATCAGAATCTTTACTACTCTTCTAAATCAGAACAAGATACTGTAGAGAGCTATATGAATAAGATGGAACGAGGTAACCTGGTTCCTGGCTTTACAATGTCTATGCGCACCCGTCCTTTAGTTATTGCTAAGATGATGGATTATGTTAGGGAAAGATCTGTAACGATTAAGTCTCAAAGACTTTTAAAAGAGATGAGAGTCTTT